GTTTAGAACGCCGTCTTGCAGAAGTATCTGAAGAGTATTTAAGTACATCTGCTTCAGATACTTCTGCAAGACGGCGTTCTAAACTAGAGATGCCCATCAGTAATCAACTCCATCAACATTGTCGGGGTTTGCGGCACGGTACGAAGACCGCCCTTTTTTCTCCCAACGACTTGGTCCACCTGATTTGTAGGTCAGGCGTGAAGGGTCGTTGAGTTTTGTAGACTTAAACCGCTGAGGCTTAAAAGCATCCAGCGGGTCTGTAAAGATTTCACCGTTTCCTGTTAGGCGGCGCTGACGGTCAATACCGCCTTTTGGACTGCGGCGTGGTGGTACAAAAGGGTTATGAATGGCTGTAGCCGCTTCAAAGTATTTGTAATGTGCCGCAGCCTCTGCAAAAGCCATGCGTCTAGCAGCAGCCGCAGGCTTGAAGTTATACGTAGTTTTAAAACCAGCGTAAACTGCTGCAATAGGTATACCACCTTCAGCACTCTGGATACGCAGTGACGTTTGGTACGGCGTAGGTTCAGAGTCTTCGGCGGCACCAGGAGTTGGTGCTTCGCCGTAGTCCATTAATTAGTCGTAAACTACAGTTGGGTTTGGACGGTTCATGTGTCCACCCGTGTTGTACTCATACTCAAAGGATGGCATGCCATCGCCTGCTACAGCGCCCTGTACGAACTCTGAGAGGACCGCAGGGGCTTCAATCCATGAAGCGGCACCTACGTGAGCACGCTCACGCATTGTCTGCTCTGGGTGCTTGTAGAACATCTCTGGGTTGTTATGGTTCATACGCAATGGCGATGGAGCGGTGTCCATGTATGCGCCTTGTGCGAAATCATTAGGAACATCGGTGTCAGTTGCGACACCCTCTTCAAAACGAAGAGGACCTTTGTTCATAGGGATTGATGGCGCAAAGCCACGCTCAAACATGGTGGGCGACTTCTCAGGGAACATCGGGGCGGGTGCTACGTTCACAAAATCCTCCAAAAGGGACTGGGGTTACTTGTATATAAGGGTATCATATTTCAGCGGAAAAAAGGATTATCTGCCACCAAAATGGTCGGCATAGTATCCTGCGTGCTCATCTGACAAGCAATAGCCAAACTATCGGGGTAGTCGTCAAACGCACCCTTTTCGTCAGGAGCAGCCGCAAGCAAATAAGGTCCCCGATAAATCTTTTCAAGGTCAGACATTTGCTGGTTAAACCGTTTCCAGTTTCGTATTCTACGGGCTTTAGAATGTCCAGGAATTACAAGTTGGTCACGCTGAATAAGTTCCGTTAGGTGCACCCAACGTTCGTTCTGATTCTTGGCATCTGAGGTAACTGCAAGAACTTCAATATCAGGAAGAAGAAGTTGCAAGCGTTCCGCTACAGCGCCACCGACACCTTGGGAGTCCACGCCAATACGCATACAGTCATAGTTGCGCAAGAAGTCAATAATCTGGAAATACTGAGATTCCCATTCTTCGTTGTTAATCTCAAGCCAGTTGAGTACACGGTGTTCATAGAACCCAAATGGGTCTGGATGGTCCCAGTCAACCCATACGACTGTCACAACCGTGGAGTCATTTGAACGGGCTACGTCAATCCCAGCCACAACGGGTGTACGCCACCATTGCTTTACAACGTTCATGGAGGCATCGTACATACGGTCTAGACGCTCTTCGGTAACGAACATACCCTTTTCAAGAATCCAACGGTTGCAATAGGACATTTGGAATTCGTCTGAGTCTTCTCCAATACGGAGTTTTTCTTTAGAAATGAAGTTCAGGTAGTTCTTGTTGTACTTAGCCGCTACCTTCCAGTCATACTCAAAGTGTTGCTGGCGCTTTGATTTACCGCCTACAGACCTGCGCTTATTATATTGAATCATTTTATAGAAATAAGACTTGTAGCGAGTAGCGGTACCAGTAAGACAGATAGAACCGTTGTTGAACGCCAGCATGGGTTTGATTGACTTAGCAATCATGGTCTCATCTGCTTCCTGAGCCTCGTCAATAAGAACAAAGTGGTAAGTCTTAGACTCAATCTTTGCCTTAGGGTTACAGGTCTGCATACGGCAAATAGAACCAGCGTTCTTTAGGCTTATTAGTTTACCTTTACCACGGGAGCCACCAGAGGCTGCTTTATCGTCAATCTCAGGGTCAAGTAAGAACTGAAGTGCATGTTCACTTGTCAGTTTTGAAACGATACGACCAAAGACTGTATCGGCTTGGTCTTCCGTTGGTGCAAATACGCCAACCCAAAATCCTTTGTCAAACTTAGAAAGCCATGTTGGGTACACCTTAGCCAACTTAGGAAGGATGACCATAAGGGACGCACAGACATTAGAAAGTACTTCTGATTTACCTGACTGGCGGGTTGCAATAACTGTTATTTCTTCACCATCTCCAATGACAATGGATTCAATCAAGCGGTAAGCAATGGGCACCTGATATGGAAACAACTCAACGTCACAGAACTCTTCTGTAAAGATGACCAACCTTTTAACTAAGTTGTCAAGAAACTCGGCAGAGGTTTCATCAAGGTCTTCCGCCTGTTCATATTCTTCAATTTCTGATTCATCAAGTACTGTCACGTAATCAAGCATACACGAAGGGCGAAGTCGGGGGTCCCACACAGGAGGGAAGAAAGTGGGACCCCCTAGAAGACTCGGTGGAAAGGGAACACCGAAATCTTCGTTCTTGTCATATTAGCATTTAGGTAGACCTATTTGTCAATGCTTCTATTAGAAATTTCTTCCCAAAGGTCATTCAAAACATCAAGTGCTTCGTTTACCTGCTCAGGAGACTTGTCCTTGTAACGCCAGCCATCATAAGCCATACCTACGCTCATCAAGGTTGTATCCATCCATGACAGAAGTGATGGGGTGTCTAACTTCTTAATGCGGGGGTGAAGTTCTTTAGTAGGGGCACTGCGCTTCCAAATCATTACCATGCTCCGATTTCTGTAGGTGCTGTGTCCATCAACCTACCACCAACAACGGACAGTTCACCATCCATAGAGTTTGTGTAATGCTGCTTATGGCAGATACCAATTTGGAAAGTACGCTTCCACAAGTTTAAATGAAGACCTGTACCTACACGCCATGGTTCATCAATCTGCTTCATAAAGCCAATACTTGCAAAGCGTGTGCCTTTAGGGACATAATCACGAGTAATCCAATAAACAGGACCAACAACTTGCAGAGTATTGAGTGTGTCTTTTAAGACAATGCGCCCAAATGTATTAGCGGTAATGACACAAAGCCAAATACCTTGAGAACCCCAAAGAATGAATGCTACGGGTGATAGTAGGAATGATGCAACAAAAAGGCTCAGTGAGCCATAACCAATTAACTTTTTCATATTATTTACAAATCAGAACAAAATCTTTCATATTCTTCACTACCAGGAGTAACCCTTTGTGGGTTGTTTGTGTTTAACGGGCTGTTAATAAAACGACCCTTTGAGTTAGAACCACGAAAAGAATCGTAGGTAGCAACAGGTACATTAGTATACTTATAGGTTGCATCGCCACCCTGTTGTTTAGAAGGTCTTGCAAACTTTACGTAGACAGTACCAGAGTTGATAACTTCACGACCTAGTGCTTGGTCAGAACTTCTAGAACCTGGTACAAACTTATGAGCAATAACACGAGTACTTTTAGTTGGACCACGCCCGTAGTTTTCAGGCTTATTAGGAAGTGGGGTTACTTGGTAAGCACCAAAAGTACGAGATTCAAACTGCTCTTGGTATGCTTGCTGTTCTTCTTCAGATAGTTCTTCGCCACGGGCTTCACGCAAACGGCGTTGTTTAATAAGTTCACCAACTTCACGTTGACGCTTATTCTCTTCTCGTTGAGCGGCGTAGTACCCGCTGAAGTTGTCTGCCATAAGGCTATTTTACCTTACTCAGGCTTAGGGAGTGCCCGCCATGCTGCTTCAAATTTTGCAGCATCTTTTGCCATTGCAGGAGATAGTTCTAAATGCAACCACTTGCCCCCGAATGAACCAGCATTATCGTCAACGGTAAATAATTTTATGCCTTGAGAATTTTCTCCTCTTGAGCACCTGAAGCCTCTTCCATAGCCAGGTTTCCCATCTTTGGCATCTTTGTCAAAGGCGTAGTCGTGGATTTCTTCAATACCAAGTTCTAAAGTATATTTGATAAACCAGTCCCACATGGCAACGCCAACCTTGCGGTCGTCATACCCGATGTCTACAGCGGCTCCAGTAGCATGAACACTTAAATACTTTTCCATGCCAGGGTCACCAATTTTTTTACCCTCGGTCTTAGAATTTCTCATCAATCGGGGGGAATAAATCCCCAAATTCTTGGTTTTCCACCTAGCCGCACAAAGCGCAGCCAATTTTTCTGTGCCAGGCTGTGCCTTTTTTCCGTCAAAACTAGGGTAATAAGAGTATTTTCTTGTCATAGTTATAGTTTACCCTAAATTAGAACCTTCTCACGGGACGCACATATGTAGAATAACTTTTTCCTGGATAGGTTGACTGCCCTCCCTGTTGAAAATTTTGGTTCCATGCAGTCGTTGCGTCATACTCGGAAGAAGTCCAGTATTGATTATATACAAAACCGCCGACACTTAAATTAAGATGCACAACATCATAAACCATTTTCATTTCTGCCAATGATGGCAAGTACCAGTCTGATTGACCACCCGAAGTAAGGTCGGCACAGTACGCAGCAGCACAAGTTGCAGCAACATTGCCTGCTTGAGCAACTATGTCTATTGTGTTTTGATGTCCAGCGCCCAACGCTTTTGAGTCTGCACCAGAAACGGCTGTTGTTTGATTTGAGTTAACATTCGTAGTCCAAGTTCGTGAGACTTCTGTACTAGACGGTGCTACTTCAAGGTACGTAAATCCTGGATACTCGTTAAAGCGGTCCACAAAGAAAATAACCCCACCACCAGGGCCAGTGTCGCCAACTTTATAATCAAATGTTGTTGACGTTGTTGGTTGTGCTATTTGGTCTGTTTGAAGCCAAAACACATTAGTTAGGTTAGCGTCATCTGACGTAACAACTATCTGGTCACCAATAGTGGGTACTACCCAAGGTACTTTGCGCCCAATATAAGAGATTGATACTTCAGAATCAGCGCCCAGCAATGCGGGAATCTTCACACGAATCTCTCCAGTTGTTGAACTGGAGTAAGTAACTAGTGCTCTATAGATAGGGTGTGGGCTGTGCATTTACTCTTCTGTATCGGGCATTGCGCCCATAGGGACTGCTTGAAGTTTCTGTAATGCTGCCTTGTAAGCGATGTTTTCAAGGGTAAGGCGCTTTACTTCTTCAAGTAGGCCATTGATGAGGTCATCAGTTTGTAGTTCCATTTAAGGCTCCTTTTAATTAGACTCTAGGAGTGCTTCAAGTATAGCAACCCTGTTAGATAGGTCTGTAATTTGACGCAACAACGAACTGATTACCTTTTGGGCATCTATTTGTGGTGCATCCTGCTCTTGTTTTTGTTCCATTAAATTGCTCCTTCTAGAGTTTTTACTCTAGCACTTATTTCTTTTAGAGATTGAACAATGGGAGCGTAAAATTCAGTTACACCAATATATTGACGGTCATAGACCGCAGTATCAGTACAAGCAATAAGCCCCATGTTAGGTCCACCAACATTATGTATTTTTACATCCCTTGTTTCCTCAACAAGGTCAAGTGCTTCACGAACATTTTGAGCCGTGAAACCATAGCAATACCCTTCTTCTGTTGCTTCAGGGTCGTCATCAAGTTGTTCTGTTAATTTCAAAAAAGATACAGGCTTCAATGCTTTGATGAAATTAAGACCAAACGGCATTGGCTCAATTTCTCTCTTGTACCGTGCATCCGAGAAAGTGTACAAAGTTCCGTAATACCAAGTCCAGTTGAATGATGAGTCGTTTTTATACATGCCTGATTCCCCATCGCCTTTGACC